CTGAAGTCAGTATTTGTGCCCTCAGTTTCTCTTCCGGAGTTCCTTCTGGGAGACGTTCTCAGCGATGGTTTTGGCGATGACGACGAGGAGTTGATCGACGCCCTCCTCAAACCACGCCCGAACGAGTTCCTAAAACGAATTGCGTCAGAATTCCTACGTCAGGATGCCTTGCAAGCTGTTCAAGACCAGCAACCAACTCGGGCAGTAGTGCGACTCAGTGTAAGCGTGAACACGCTCAACGAACCTCAAGGGTAAACCGAACCTCGCGGCTTCTGGAGGCCGTTTACGCCACCTCCACCAGTTCGAGGCTCTGCAAGTTCGTCCGCGCGATATCCGTCGCCTGGGCCCAGTTGCCACGGAACACTACTGTCACGCGCCCTTGCGTTTCGTTGCCCGTGGGGTCGTAGTTGCTGCCGATCTGCTGGCCCGACGCCACGTCGAACGGATTGTAGAAGGCGAATGGCGTCAGCCCGGCGTTCTGGGATACCCAGAAGCTGTAAAGCGCGGAGAGCAGCGATGCGTTCAAGCGTTTGCTGAGCCGGAACGTTCGGCGTGAGGTCTGCGCGAGTTGCGACCGCTGGATCGTTCCGTCGTGGTACTGATTCTGAAGTTGAGCGTATTCGCGCAATTCCGTAAACGCGGTGCACAGCGAGGCCGGCATCACCCCATTGGGTTCGGATTGGACGAGATTGCCTGGCACTTTGAATCACGCCACCGTCAATCCGGGTAGCTGCATATTGGCCGATTGCTGCGTGCGGCCGTAGCTCGAATACTGGGCCGCCATCGCCTGGTCGGTCACGAACTGCGGTGTGACGAACTGGCCAGTCATGAAGTTCGCCGCGTCGGAGCCGCTGATGTTCAGCGACATGTACGTCGCGCCGGTGCCACCTGCCGTGTTCGGGTTCCCCGGCGTAGGATAGGTCCCGGCCGCGATCCCGCCGAGCGTTGGGATGTTCGAAGCGTAGACGTGCGCCTGGCCATCCTGGTAGCTGGCTTGTTGATACAGCTTGCCGCTTTGCTCCACCAGGCTCCCCGCGTAAGGCGTCGTGGCCGACAGCGGCATCTTCTGGCCGGTGGCTTCCGAGTACAGCATCACGAGTTGACGCACGCTCGGGGACCGCACGGCCACCGCGATATCACCGCCGAACTGGGACTGCGCGATCTGGACCACCTGCTTGATGGTGCCGCTGTTCTGCGGGATGTCCACACCGTAGATGCTCTTGATGTCGTCGTGTGCCTTCCTCTGCGGCGACTCAATGCCGAGGAGTTTCTCGACCGTTCCGGCAGTGAAGCCCGCCGCCGCTCCAATCGCGGCTCCCCATGGACCGCCGATCTGCTCGCCGATCAATGCGCCACCGGCGGTATCTTCAAGAGCGCTGGTCCACGTGCCCCGCTGCGATCCGAACAGTCCGCTGGTCGCAAGCATCATCCCGGCGGCTCCGGCGGCTGGAGACTTCGCGACGCCCTGGACGCCACCCCAGAAGTTGCTATCAGAGGCGTTCCAGGCGTCCTGATTCCAGAACGTGCCTTTCAGGTTGGAGAGCGACTTCGAGAAGCCGCCCTTGCTGAACATCCCGTAGAGACCGGATGTGCCGCCCTTGGAGCCCGAGCCCAGAATCGTAGCGAGTGGGTTTATGCCAGCACCAGCGTGCCCGCCCATCGGAAGATTCATCAGGTCGCCAACGCTCGGACCTGCGGCCGGCGCTCCGCCGGCGGTAACGATTGGTCCGGGGAGGGATGCCCCTGCGCCAGATCCGGACAGGGTCGGCATGCTGACGGCGACGGACCCGGATACCGGCGCGGGCACCGAGATCGATGGAACCGAGATACTCGGGACACCGGAGATTCCGCCAGACGCGTGCGGAGCCGCGATCCCCATCCCGGCGGCGAGGATGGCCGTCAACCCCGCCATCACCGCGCTGTTCTGCATGGTCGCCGCGGTGTTCTGGTCGGTGGACACGCGTACCGGATCCTTTGACGTGCCACGTAACATCCCGTTGATTCCGCCCTGCCCGTCTGATCCGTAGATAACGGGATGCAGCACATTCGCCACCGCGCCGCCCAGGGTCTCCGTAATCGGCTTGAGCACAGCAGAGTGGAGCGTGTTGAGCAAATCCTTGCCGAAGTTCGCCGGCTTGGTGAGCAGAACGTCGATCAGTTTCTCGGCCTGCTTCTGTAGCCCATCGATCTGCGACTGCAACTCCTGCTCACGTTTCTGCTGGAGCTGCGCCTGCTTTTCCTCGAACTGATCCTGCGCCTGCGCGATTTCAGCGAACAGATCCTTCTGCGCCTGCGCCGCCAGGACGGAGCGTTTGGCCGCGTTTTCTTCTTTCGATATCCGCTCCGCTTCGATGCCCGCCAACTGGACAGCCAGATCGAGTCTGATCTGGTAGGCTTGATGCGCTGCTGCCTCTTCCTTACGAGCCGCCAGCTCCCGCTTTTCGGCCTCAGACATTGCCATCGGCGTTTCCTGCCCGGTAGTCAGTTCCGCCATGCGCCCAGATCGCGCCGCGCGCCGCCGCAATTCATCGCGCTGCGCCTGGACCCCGATGTCCTCAATCCGTTCCTGCGCGGCGAAGCCTTCTTCCCACTCCTTCATCTGCTCTTTGCTCGGCATCATGAGTGCGAGCATTTTCTTCCGCTGCTCGGCAGCTTGCTTGTCGGCGTACTTCTCAAACTCCTCCCACGCCTTCTTCGATATGACCGCTGCCTGCTCGTTCGCCGACTTGCGGATCGCCGCAATCTCCGATTCCGACGCCTTCACCTGCGCGGCCTGCTTCAGGAGCTTGTCCCGCTGATAGTAGATTTTGCCGATCGCGTCCAGTTCCGCCTCGTCGCCCTTCTTCTCGAATTCGGCCGCCTGGCGACGGAAATCCTTGAGCTGTTCCGCGCCCTTTGCGACCGCATCCAGTGCCGCCTTGCGGCGCGCTTCGGTAGCTTCCGCGGTGTGGAGTTGTTGGCCCAGATCCTGCGCCTGGGCTTTCGTCAACGGCTTATCGGGTTCGAGCAGTTGCTTCTGGAGGCGCTCGACATCCTTCTTGGCGTCGGCGTATGCCTTCTCCATGCCGTCGTGCGTGCCGAAGAAGCGGGCGCGAATACGATCTGTTTCTTCCTTGCCCTCATGCAGGTCTTTCCGCTTGGTGGCGGCCTCGGCGTCCTGCAGCATCTTCTGCAACTGCTGAATCTGGCCCTGGATATCGCTGGCCTGCTTTTCTCGGGCCTCCTCGTCGCGAGTGGGGGCTATCGCTTGCAGAACGCCGAAGTCACCGGTCAACCGCTGCTGCTCTGCCCGTAAATCCTCGATGCGTTTCAAGGTGGCATCGCGGTTCTTCATGATGTCCGGCGCCCGCCGCTCCAGGTCGGCCACCTCCTTGCGATGTCCGCTGATCGAAATGCTCGCGCCGTAACCACCCGCCGCCTTGATCTGCGCGGCATCCTGAAGGGCCTGGATCTCTTCGCGGTGTTCCCGTTCGTCGTCTCCGGCAGTCGAGATGTTGTTGAGGAACCAGTCGACGCCCTTCCCGACCCACGTCACGGTGACGACCAGCCCTTCTTTGAACTTGCGGACCAGCGAATCCCACTTGGTTTCGAGCACGGTCACTTCACGCTGGTATTCAGAGAAGCGGCGGATGTCCTCCTCGGTCGGGCCGAAGCCCTGCTCGTGGGCGACGCGCAGGTTCTCGTTGAGTTCCGTCATGAACGGAATCGCCTCGACGCCTACCTTCTTGAATAGCTCCATCGCGGCGGCGTCCCGCTGAAATCCCTCTGGCAGCTTGTTCAATCCCTCGGAGATCTCCACCAGAATCTCGGAGGTGGGTTTCATCTCGCCGGTGGCGGTATGGAAATCGATGCCCATTGCGCGCAAGGTGGCCCGCGCCTTTTCGCCTTCGTTGGAATTGTCGTTCGCCGCCTGGGACAGCCCACGCATCAGGCGCTCGACAATCGAAATGTCCTGGCCGACCGCGCGCGCCGCAAAGCCGAACTGGCCCACTTCTTTCGCGGTCAAGCCGGTGCGCAGTTCCGCGTCTTTCACCCGCGTGCCATATTCGCCGAGACTCTTCGCGGCCTCGAATGCGGACACCGCAATCGTGCCGAGAACGGCCGCGCCAGTGGCGACCGCGATACCAAACGGGCCAAGGGCCGTAAGCACGGACGAGACCGCGCCCCTAGCTCCCTGGAGCGGATTCTCCATGAACTGGGTGACGCGCTCCCCAAACCCTCTGATGGCTTCGGATTGCTTCTGGATGGCTTCTTCGGCGTCCTTAGCCGCTTTGACCGCGAGAGCTTCGCGCGCGGCCTTCTCCTCCATGGCGATCATCTTTTCGTAAGACCGAGTGATCGCGTCGATGGCCTGTGGCTCACGGTTGTATCGCTGCAAGAGCTGATCCCGTTGGGTGATCAGCCGGTCCACGCCGCTCTTGCCGTAGGTCTCGGCCTGCTTTTCGAGTGACGCGATCAGCCGCTGCACGCTGGATCGTGTTTGATCCGAAATCCGGATCACCTTGCTGTGCGACGATTCCGCTTTCTTCTCGAAGCTGTCAAGCCCGGCGTTGGCCTTGTCCACTACCGGGCTGACTTGATCCTCGGCTTCGAGGATTACGCGCTCTGCTTGGTCTGCCATTTCACGCTGCCTTGAGCATCACGAAGGGACGCGCCTGGAACGCGGCGAGCACTGCCTGGCGGTCGCGCGGCGACACGCCCCACTGCGCTTCGTGCCGGTTGTTGAAGGCGGCGATCTGAGATGCCGTCATTCGCCGGCCAGGAAGGGACTCGTCGAGAAACCCGATTGCCGCGCGGTTCTCGTTTGCGGTCAGGACCTTGAGGCATCGCAGGGTGTGGCCGCTCCAGGTCCAATCGCGAATAGGATTGAGACCGCGCGCCGCCTTGTAATCCGGGTAGCCGCGCCGGCCCGGCTGTCCGGGCTTCAGGGGCGCGGCCGCCTGGTCGTAGATGTTCTGGCCGTGTTGGATGCGCGCCCGAATCGAATCCGCCAGCACCTGCGCGAAGCCTTGCATCTCGGTCGCGGTGTAAGGTGAGTAAGCGAATCGAGCGTGTTTGATGATGGTTTGAAACCTAGCCATGATTTGTCCAAACGTGAACAGCGCGAGTCCCGCCATAGTCCGTGCAACGGCATCGCAACTGCACGAGAGCGGGAGTTTCACGCTGCGTTATAATCCCCTGGAGGGTTGAACACCGTGACGCCTCTCGAACTCGTCAACTTGTCGAAGCTGGACGTTCTCGAATTGGGAAGTTTGCTGCCATCTGGCGCAATGAGCGTGAGCACTGCGCAGGAAGCCCCGGATTCGCATGGCGAACTTGCGACCGCCACGGCCGTGGTCATCGTCTCACTCGCTGCCCTTCGCGTGCTCGCGGTTTGGGTTGCGAAAAACAAGAAAGTGGTCACAATCCGCAGACAGGTCGAGGGGCGAGATGCCCACGGTAAACCACAATCCGTGCTGACAGAGGTGAATATCGATTCCAGCCTCTCCGACCCGGAAGCCCTCAAGCATCTGGCCAAAGTACTTGAAATAGATACCGAGGGCCTGAGCTAAGCCTCCGCGAGGCCAGTAGTAGTCCCAATGACGGATTTACACTGCTCACTGGGTGATCGCCACAGCTACACCGATCCGGTTACGAATCGGGTGATGATTTCCGGCGTTTCGCTCGACCGGGACCTAGCGGGGATGCTAATGGTGGGCAAGTACCCGCAACGACTCCTGCCAACGTTCCTCCATGAAATGGTTCACCACTGGTGCTTCCATTCCCCCGTAGGATCGGTCCTCTCGTACCTACAACTGCGCGCACGACGAAACTCCCTTCTCCTGCTTCTTGAATCGCATCACGATCCAGGTGATGTGGACCGCAGCTTCGATATTTTGCTAGATCTCCTTCGGTACGAGGCTGCCATCAATCTTATGCGCCCGTTGGCTGAGGGCATGGCACTGTTCGCCGAGTTCGACGTTACACCTGGGGAGTCGACGGCAATCTCGACGCCACTGAATTTCACCTACCTAAGCTTCCATGAAATCGAGTCTGGCAAAGCGCCGTACGAAGGCCTCGCTGAATTGCTCGCACAGCATCGTCTGGGGGATGACTTAATGGAGAGAAAGGCGAACCTCCTTGTTCAACCGTTCACGTGCGTAGGCGGGGGGTATTTGCCCGGCTACATGCTTGTCAAGAACCTCTGGCTCCACATGCTTCGAGAGCGACACTGTCACCGCTTTTGGGATCGCGATCTGTTTCTATCGTATTTACAGAGCTTTTTCTACAACGACTATGAATTTATCGCGACCCTCCTGTCTCCTGAGACCTCCGAATACGGAGTCACAAACTCAGTCTCGCTCTACTGCCAGAAGCGTCTGAAGGACTTCATGGACAACACCACCGACGATCTCGTTGGGGAATTCGAGACCGAGGTCGTTGCGCGGGCCGCAAATCGCCGGGATGAAACCATTCGCGATCTTCCAGAGCCATGGCCGGGTTCCGATCCACAGACCGCCCGGTTGGGACGCCAACGACTGAAGGACTTGCTGGACGAACTCCACGGAGAAGCCGATAACGAACTAGAACGGTCTGTTCGGCGAATGGAATCATGGGTGATCGCCCAGCGGGAACTGATGTGTATCGGGAGCTTCAAAGAGCGGGTTCGCGTCAACGAACACGGAATGGTCCATGTCGGCAGGCTTCCTGGCCAAGAGAAATGGAACTTGGATTTCATAATGCCATTGATAGCCGTAGGCGCCGACAGCGGCGTCCCCGCACAGGATGGCGAAGGGCTGATCGAATTCTTCCTGGCTCCGACATCTCTATATCGAGCGATGGCAATTACGATTGGCGGAAAGCGGGTCGCCACCAGCTTCCTCGGAGTTGATGTTAAGCCCGAGGTCGAAGAGCAATTCAGATCGAACATGTTGGGTTATACGGCAGATCCGAAAGTTCGTGAGACTTGGAAATCAGTCGTGTCAGAGGTCTTGAGCAAGCACGGGCTTGATAGCATTCTGGAACACTATCAGCAACAGATTTCCTTGATTGCAAATGAGCACTATACAGCGAAGGCGCTTCTGTTCACGTCAGATGAAGACCTCGGTGAGTGTCTGGATGTCCTTCGCGAAAACGGAGTGTTTGAGGTGCTTGGGCGTGACGCTGCGCTGGTGCGTGCTTTGGCGAGCTTGAGCATGGCAGCATCGGTACACCCGGTATACGACTTTGTAAAAGAGATTCTCGCCAATTCCTCCATCGACATCTCCCAATTGCTGGAGAAGCTGAAGGGAGCGTCGAGCCGATTCCATCTGCCTTTTGTGCGCCAAATTGAGAAGGTACTTATCTCCTATCTTTGACTGCCAACGCCATTCTTCATCTGCTCCTGGCGCTCGGCTTCGATCAACTCCAGTACCCGGAACTCCTCCTCTGTGATGTCCCCGAGCGTGATCGTCAACCCGATGCTCTTCGCGTTCAGAATTCGGAAGCACCGGCGAACCAGCCCACCGTTCGGCGTATCCATCGCCTCTTCGAGCAGGTTTTTGGGACAGCCCGGCCCATGGCCAACGTCGATGGCCTTCCAATCGGCCCCACACGCGGGGCAGCCATCCAACTCTGTCTGCGCTGAGTGACCGCACTTCCGGCAGCGGAAGACGCGGTCAGGACAATCCTCCTCAGCGCCGCACAGCCCGCCTTGGCGCAGCACCGACCGGATCAGGAAGCGAACGCCCGGCTCTTCCGGCCAGTCGCCGGGCACCGCTATTCCGGGTCTTCGTCAGCCTCGATGGCCAGTTGCGCGATCACTTCGGACACCGCCGCCGACTTGTGCACGATGGGCACAGCGCCGGCATAGCCGTCGTGCGAGATGTGCAGCTTGTCGTAAAGCGCACCGCTCGGCTCCAGAAACGCGCGCGTCTCGACCGACCGCCGCGCGGCCACAACGCTCGTCGAGGCCCGCTCGTGGTCCTGCATCTCCTTTGCGGTCGGCATCCGCAGCACATGAACCACACGCGCGCCGGGCACCTTCATCTCGATCCGATAGTTGATCCCCTCGCGCTCGACGCCAGCCACGGCGCACCGCTCGATGCGGCCGATCACCATGCCAGCCTCGGCGTCATCGAACTCCGGGCCGTCTTTGTCGGTGCGGATCTTGGCGAACAACTCTGCGTTGATCTTCGGCAGATCCACATCTTCGCTCTGCGACTTTCCGCGCCCGAGGAAATGCCGCACCGTACGCTGCGCGCGCGCCCACGCGCACCACTCCTCGTCCGAAGGGAACCGCACCTCGCAACTCTTCTCGCCGCCTGAAAGGATCGGCACCACGAAAGGCTTCGACGCATCGAAGCCCGCTTTCTTTTCGGTTTCCATTCAAGACTCCTATTGGCAGATGCCCTGTAGCGGCGTGGTGATCGTCATCGTCACCATGCCGTTCGTGGGGTCGTAGAGTTGCACGCCGGTGATCTGGAGCGTCACGATGCCATCGGTGTTTCCGAGTTCGGCGACGTTGAAGCCCATCTTCTGGATGAGCATCGTGAAGGAATTGTTGGCGTCGCGCGTCGCAGTGAACGTAGCGGTCCCGGTTGTCTGGTTGATCAGGTTCGCGTACTCGGTCGATCCAGCCTGGACGCGCACCACAAACTGTACGGCGAAGACGCGGTCGCCCCACTCGAAGCGGCCCTGGATCTGGTAGCCATCTTGAGCGCCCGAGCCGGGAAAGAAGCCGGGGCGGAAGTTGTTGTCCCAGGAGGCGTCCATCGACACGAACTGCTTGGCGCTGCCGCCGGAGAGGTAGTTGATGCCGTTGAAGGTTAGCGCGCTGATCATCCCGGCATTGAATTCGTGGGGCGTGGAGATGGCCGGCAGCGTGATGCCGCTGGGCGATGTGTACTGCCCGGTGGTCACGCATTCCGCCGAGCACATCGCGCTGGCGCGGCCGGGCGAGTTCTTGATGGATAGCTTCCACGATTTGACGGCGCAGCCCACCAGCATTTCATCCAGCACTGCCGAGCCACCGGGGCGGATCTGCTGCACGAACGAGAAGTACGGCAACTCGAGGCCAGTCGGGTTCGTGGCTCCCAGTGCCGGAACGATGGTGTACGTGTACGGGCCGCTGCCGCTCACGGTGACGTTGCCCAGACCGAAGGACATTGCCCACGCGAGGAACTCCGAGGAAGCGTACTTCGAAATCTCGAAGGCCGGCATGTTGTAGTGCGACTTGAAGAGCTGCGTCGGGAATTCGTGTCCCTTGCCGATTTCAGCCCGGTCGTCCTCGTTCACCGGGACCTTCGCCCACGGCTTGGTGTTCAGATTGGTATGACGCCAGATGGCGGCGACCAGATTTGCCGTTCCGATGGCGGTCTGTTTGCCGAATCCCCAGCCTTCCATCAGTTCGTTGATATTCGCCATGCTATTTTTTCTCCTCAACCGGAGTTGCCGGTTTTGGGCCGGTCGCCGTCGGCGCTGGAACCTGGTGCCAACCGGCGACCATGAGCGGCGTGAGCGCTGCGGCAGTCGCCTCGACTTCCTTCACCTCGCCCTCGGGCGATTGCATAAAGACCCAATCCATAACGTTCTCCTCATTCCCCGCCGGGATTGCCTTGCTCCACGAGCGTTGCTTGCACTTCGAAATAGTCGAGCGTTGCCCCGTCCGCGCTCACCACAACCGTGTTTCGCTGCGCGGACGGAAGGTCCATGTCCATCGGGTAGCAATCGGGGTCGATCTGGAAATGCAAGAGCGACGCCCATGATGGGGCACCCGTTGGTATGGCGCTCACCAGCAGCCAGAACAGATCGGCATACGTGGCGGTGGAATTCTGTTCGGGCGCGCGCAGGTAAATCGAGAAGCGATGCGCGAAGTGCAGCGCCCCACCGGTGAGCCGCCGCGGCGTCGTGCCGTTCCACGCGACCAGGATGGAGCCGGGCGGCATCTGGAGAATGGCCAGCCGCAGATTGTTGTCAGTAGCCAGGCCTTCCATGAACGCGCGGACGTTGCCGCCGTCGCCGCCGATTGCAGTCACCAGGTCCGGGCAGGACTGGAGCGCGGTCACCCACTCGCCGAGTATTGTTTTTGGATTGATCACGAGCGCTGAAGAAGTGCCAAGTTGAGCATGCCGTAGGCGTCGGGCTGGCGCACCGTCGTCACCACGTACTGCGTGCCCCAGGCTGTTACCCAATCGCCTTTTGCTGGAGGATTCGCAAAGTCGGATGGATTTACCGAAATCTCCTCGAAGTTCGCCATCGCGCCGGACTCCTCGCGCGGCCGCAGATGGCGCACCGCCGTCACCGTGAACGGGCTTCCGTGCGCCGCGCCTGCCTGCACTGGTTGGTACACGACTGGCTCACCGAACGTCTGCGAGATGACGCCGTCCACGAACGCTTCAATGCTGGGCCAGTTCGGCATCTCAAGTCCAATAGGCGACGATCAAGCCTTCGCCCGCATTGTTGGCATCGATGTAGTAGTCCGATGGCACCAGCAGATGGCGGGCGTCTTCCGCCCAAAGATCGAACGCATCCGCAACGCCACCGCCGGAGCCGGTGGGCCAGAACTCCTTGATTACGCCCGTGCCGTTCGCCTTGTTCATGCCGGAGATGCCCAGGAACACGCGCCCGGTCTGGCCGATCACCGCGGCGAAGCGCATCCGCTCCACTCGCAGATTCGTGTCGCTGGTAACAGGGACCGGCGTGCCAGGGGTCGGGACCGGGATATTGCCGAACGAGTTTGCTTTCATTGGAATCAGAGCCAGGCCAGGACCTTGTACTTGGCGCCTGTCGTCACCGTCACCTTCACGTTGGTGGCATCGTGCGTTCCCTCGGTCACAGTGAAGACGTTGGTGCTCCCGCTGTTGTCCGCGCAGGAGACCAGGACGCCCGCAGGCACTGCGCCAAGCCCGTGCGCGATGCTCTGCTGTGCGCCATTGCCCGTTTGCACCGCCGACAAGAACTGCTTCTGCTTCGATGGATACGTGCCTTTGAAGTTTGCCTGCGGACCCGCGCTCTGAAACTCGGGAGCGTTAACGGGCGTTTTTTCCACTTTGACTGCCATGTCTTTTCTCCTTTCCCGGTTTGGTCGGTTCCTGCTTTGGAAGCCTGGAGAGCGCTCAATCCGCCTCTATCTGCGTCCCGATCCGGCGCTGCTCGTAGAGCTGCCGCGCGCGCGTCAACTGGACCTTGTTTGTGGCATCCGGAGCGGGGTACTCGTCGCCGATGTCAGACGGCGTAAAGCCCTGCAACGGGCGCAGGACGTAAAGTGGCGGAACCAGGCCTCTGGTCAGCCGCGCCCATGATTCACGACGTAGCATCATGGCTACACCGCCGAGATCACGTTGTTGAAGAAGAAGCCAAGGTCCGGGGAGACCAGGCGCATATCGAACGCCGAATCGATCTCGACGCGATCCGAAGCCAGGTGCTCCATGCGGAACGTCTTGATGCGGACGCCAGCGCCGCCGGTGGTTCCGATCAGGCCGGTCCAATTGAACACGTACCCCGCGCTGGGAGTCATGAGGCCGGCATTCTTCGGTCGGTAGAACAGCGCCGCGCTCATGCCGCCGATGAATGCATTGGATTCGGCCGCGCCCTCCGCCGCCGTGTTGTAGACGGCGTCGATGACCAGGACATCCTCCAGTTCGAGAATCTCGGCCATGATCTGGCGGGTGGCTACTGCCGGGTTCGGCGCGGTCTGGCCGTACTTGGTGCGGTCGATGAAGTCGGGGTGATCCACGAGCTTATCGAACACGGGGCGACTGACCACAAAGATGTTCGGCGCGAAGCCGCCGCTCGACAGCCGCATCTGGGTTTTCGCGTGGCGAATGTCCGTGATCGGGTTGCCGTTCGGATAGTTCCCGGAGTCCCAATAGATGACGTGCGTGGAGTCCGCAGTCGCCTGGCCGGTGACGTTGTTGGTCCAAATCCCGGTGCCGAAGAACTTCGTGACCCATTGGTTTTCGCGGCGGATCAACGCCTTCTGCGTCAGGAAAATGGTGGCGTCGCGGTCGGGTGCGAGCGGCGAGTCGCTGTTGGAGCGGATCTGGTCATCCACATCCTTGTGCAGAGACCAGACGTCGCAGTTGTACGTGCCGGTGGAGTTCAGGTTGTAACCCGTGCCGGCGGATTCGGTGGCGAGAGCGCGCTTCTGCATTTCGTCGCGGTTGAAGTCGGCCCGCGCGTAGGTGTAGTAGAGATCGCTTTTGTTCTCGACCGGGACGGCGGGGAAGGCCTTGTCGGCGACGAATTCAACTCCGGCCGCCTCCTGGAGGTAGGCCACTGAAACATTCGTCAGCGGGCGATTGACGTGGACGTCTTGAAGTGTTGGCTGAGGCATTTGTGATTTCTCCTATGTGATGAACGGCTACATCTTGTACGGGCCGAGAAGCAGCGCGGGGATAATCACGCCAGCGCCGCCCGATGCAGCCAGCGCCCGCGCCCGCACGAAATTGCCGGATGTCGCAGTGATGGCCTGGCCACTGGCGTTGGCCATGAGCGGGTCGCCGTTGTTGACCGCCGCGCCGGTCACCAGCTTCGTGATGCCGAGGATCGCGACCTCGCCCTCGATTCCCTGCGCGTTGGGCTTGTCCTGGACGACGCCATCGGCGACGGCCCCAGCGCCCGTGAAGTTGATCTGCCCGGACGAGTTGACGGTCACGAAGTAGAACTGCGGGTTCACAGTTCCACCGCTCGTGAGGTCCGCCGCCGCCGGAAGGCCGACTGAACGTAATGTCTGTTCGAATGCCATGTCTGTTGGTCTCCTCTGTCGCTACCGGGCGAGGCGAATGCCAGCCCGCTCGAGCGTGGCGATCAGGCCCTTCGCGTTATGCTGCGCCACGAACGCGCCATAAACCTCGGGATGCTCTTCGAGCATCTGGGCGTAGGCGCGCTCCTTGGTCAGCTTGGTGGTACCGCTTTCGGCGTAAAGATTCGGAGTCTCTTTGCCGCGATTCTGGCGGGCGTAGGAAGTGGCTTGGGCTTCAAGTTCCTGAAGCGAGCCGGTTGCGCCCTGGTTCGGGTTGACGTGCGAAGTAATCATGCTCCTCTCGCTTTCGATCACGCGGGCGGCGGTCAGTTCCTCACTGACATCCGCCACGCTGAAATATTGGCCGTTGGGTTTCTTCTTCGTGAGGAACTCCGCGGCCTTGTCGGGACAGCCCGCCATCTTGCAAAGCGCGCCGATGGCTTCGATGTCGCCCTCGGGACGCATCCGTAACGGCAGACCGGCCACGGCAGCGACTCCCGCAAGAGGAGCCGCGCCCTCCGGTTTCTTGGCATCGCTCTTTGCGCCCTCGCCGCAGGCGTGACAGTACTCCGCGCCTTTGCGCAACTCGGCACCGCAGGCGTGGCAGAACTTGCCGGACGCCTCGCCCTCGGCCTTCGTGCCACAGGCATGGCAGAACGACGCATCCGCATGAAGCTTTGTCCCGCATGCGTGGCAGTACTTCGGTTCGTTGTTGGTCTTCTCGTCGCTGTCGCCGTCACCGGGCTTCTTACCCTCGGCGGCGATGGTGAGCGTTTCATTGGGCATACTTGCTGTTACCTCCTTGGTTGTGGACATTGCGGCAATCGCCGCCGTTGAACTCTGGACAGGCTCGCCGAGCAGTTGACGAAGCGCGTTCATGGCATCGCCCAGCGTTCCGACTTCGTCGGCCAGGAGTGGAACGGCATTCTCCGCCCAGTACACGCCGGCCTGCGTCGCGACGATCTTCTCTGCGTCGGCCTTGCGGTTCCGCGCGACCGTTGCTACGAACTGGTCATACTGCCGGTCAATCTCGGACTGGATGTCCTTCTCGGCCCGCTCCGACAACGGTTCATGCGGGTTCCCATCGACCTTCCTGTCGCCTTTGAAGATGTAGGTGTACTTGAACCCCTGCTCGTCGTTGAACTTCGAATCCTCGGTATGCAGCACCACGACGCCGACGGACCCCACCGCGCCCATGCGCGTGATGAAGATCCTGTCGGCCGCGCTGGTAAGAGCGTAGGCTGCCGAGAACGCGAAGTCGTCAGCGACC